ACACTCGACTACTCTGTTGGTAGCCCGCAGGATATCGAGGTGTTTGTTAATAACGTGCGTCAAGAACCGGGTGTGGCATATACAACCACTGGCACCAGCTTGACAATGACAGGCGCTATCATCGCGACAGACGATTTCTATGTGGTGTTTCAAGGTAAGGCGCAGCAAACTGCTGTTCCGGGCGCGGGAACGATTACACAGGCTATGTTTGCCCCCGGTCTTAACTTGGGCGCTGGTTACTTTCAAGGCGACAACGGTGACACTGGTGACACAAACAACGGCAAGAAAGACATTTTTCGTGTTCATGAGCAAGAGTTGAACACCAATACCACAATCGCCGCGACAGACAATGCTTTGTGTGCAGGGCCATTGACAATCGCAACAGGGGTAACGCTGACGGTAACAACCGGCGGTAATCTGGTGATAGCATGAGTGACCTAAGAGTAAACACAATTAGTGCAAGCAATGGCAGCAGTCCTGTCACGCTAACAAAGCAGAGTGCGGCGAAGGCGTGGAACTGTTTTGATGGTTACTCATCAATGACATTAAGAGACTCATTCAACACGGCATCTCTGGTAGATACCGCTGTTGGAAACTTCAGCACAAACTTTGTTAATTCTCTTGTAAACGATGATTTTGCTGCATCAGGCACAGCAGATGACACTACGACAGCAAATCTACGATTTGTGGGAGGGTCAAACGCAAACCTTGCTAAAACTTCTAGCAGATATGGTTTTCGCTGTCAGAATTACGCTGGAAGTTTTGCTGATGCAGATGGAATTATGATTGTAGTGCACGGAGACCTAGCATGAGTTCGATAAAAGTAGACACACTCACAGGCAAAACCACTGCCAAGACAGTCAACGTGACTGTTGGTACTACAGCTACTATGTCTCTGGAACAGGGTTTAGCAAAAGCATTTGGGTCATTTGCCCAGAACGCTTATCCAGACACAGGTTATACACAAGATACCGCAGGTGAGACATTCAACTTCTCTAGCATCACGGATGTTTCATCTGGTTCTATATTATGCAGTCTAAGCAACAATACTTCCTCAACGACATACTGCGGTACAGGAACCACTTGTTACTTTGCTACCGGCGCATCTTCTGCTGAGATGGAAGGCATATTCAGCAAAACAACTTCCAGTTTCGGAATGGGTAACGCCTATCAAAACGGCAGTGTGCGGGATGCAAACTACACAGGTATTCTATTGCATGGGAGTCTCGCGTAATGGCAGGTAAAATCATAGCAGACCAAATCGAACACTCCACCGCAGGTTCTCTGGATACGCAGTACGTTGTGAATGGTAGTGCGAAGCACTGGATAAATATGGATGCGGGTCAAACAATTAACGGAAGTATAAACACATCCAGTATTGTAGACAATACAACAGCAGACCACGCAGTAAATTTAGCAAATGCGCTAAGTGACATCCATTATGCTGTTACAGGTTCAAATATAGGTAGTGTTTCGGGCAGTGATAGTGGCGAAAGTTTAGTCTCATCTGGCGATATACATACTACAACGAAATATGAATTTAGAACCAGACACAACAGCGGCACTTACTATGATAACGGAGTTAATCAGTTGCATCTAAGTGGAGACCTCGCCTGATGACCCAGACACCATCATTCAAAGGCACTCACCTGTTTGATCGCTTATGCTGGGCAAAGGAAAACCTAGAGCCTGTGCAAACAGACTATCGGGTGGTCTACGAGGACAGTGTGGACGAATGTGCCAAGGTGCTTATTGCAGACCCGAACTGGATGGCGTGTGCGTTACAGGGCGGTATCTTGCCGCCTGTGTGGGTATATCACGAACTGGCTAAAGATGAAGCACAGCCCGACTTCAAGAAGCACACTCGTGGTTACTTGCTGCACCAGACAGAGCCTGTTGAAGCAATGACTGAAGAAGAGGCAATAGAATACCTGATTATGAAGGATTGCCCGCAAGGCGTCTGGATGAATTGGGATAGCGGCAATAAGCCGAAAATGGTAATATGCAAGACAGAGCAGTTACCGCAAACTAGAACGTGGCGCAATGCGTGGCGTATATCTGATGAACTAGCCGCATAGGAGAATCCAATGGCTATAACAACATATATCGTAGATAAGGACGGTAATCAGATTGATGCTTCTACGGCTACCGTTCCTTCTGACCGTAACTTTCGTGGTGCTTGGGTACTGAATGGCTCTGTCATTTCAGAAGACCTGACAAAAGCCAAAGAGATTTTTGCTGACAAGGTTCGTGAGGCTCGTACACCGCTTCTAGCTGCCCTCGACACAGATTACATGAAGGCGCTTGAGACAGGCGCTGACACGGCCTCTATAGTAGCAAGCAAGCAAGCCCTGCGTGACGCACCGACTTCCGGTGGTAGCGCAACTAACATTGCTGAGTTAAAGGCAGCTTGGCCTACTTGCTGTGGTGATAGCCCATACTAAGGAGCCTAACCAATGGCGCTAAGTAAAATAGACGCAGATGGTGTATCCGGTTTACAGGCAACACTAACCGCAGCAACAACTGTCCCATCTGAGGGTGGGGCAGCGACTACTAATCTTGTGCAGGGTCTGGCGAAGGCTTGGCTTCACATAAATACGGATACTATAGAGGATAGCTTTAATATTGCCTCTGTTGCTGATAACGGAACTGGAGACCATTCACCTTCCCTAACTAACGCAATGTCAAATGCAAACTATACTGTGCCTTCAAATGTTCAACTGACTTTTTTAGGGGTTGCAATGAATAATCACGTTAGCAGTTCTTCTTACAGAACTTACTCATTTTATGTAAATCACGGAGGGGGCAACAACCCTGCCATTGATACTCAAAATGATTCAGCTATACACGGAGACCTCGCATAATGGCATACATAGGAAAAACCCCGACTCAAGCAGTTAGGCAGCGCTATGTCTTTACTGCGACAGGTGGTGAAACATCTATTTCTGGCGCCGATGACAACAGCAACACGCTGGTTTTTGCTGACGGTGAGTATATTGACGTAATGCTGAACGGTGTACAGTTGATCGCTGGCAGTGACTACAACACTACAACCACCAACACCATCGGCGGTTTGACGGCGCTCTCAGCCAGTGACGTAGTTGAGGTGATGGTGTATGATGTTTTTAGTGTGGCTAGTCTGAGCGGCTACTTTACGTCTGCCCGCATACCGTTTTTACGGTATGACAGCACCATCACGAATGTACCGTTAAGCGCGGATAAGCAAGTTCCGTTCACGCGCTTTGACTCGACAACAAGCAATATACCGCTGACAAACTAGAGGTTAAAATGGCAAGACTCGTAAAATCAATTGTAAGCGGCAGCGCCGTTACTGGGCTGGGGGAAACCACAAGCACTGACCAGCTTGAGGGGCGCTTCGCGGTCGAGGTTGCCACGCTAACTGATGCATCTAACATTTCGGTGGACTTTGGTGCAAATCAAAATTTTAGTGTTACACTTGCTACAGGACAGGCAAGAACTCTGGATAATCCTTCCAACATTGTTGTAGGGCAAACTGGTTCTTTCTTTATATTACAAGATGGCACGGGTAATGCCACTTTATCTTATGGTACATACTACGATTTTGCGGGTGGAACTGCACCAACTATTACGGCTACAGCTAGTGCAGTAGACCGTATTGATTATGTAGTACGGACTGCAACATCAATTCATTGTGTACACACGGCGAACTATAGCTAATGTTTAACAACCAGATTATAGCGGGATCATCAGGTCAGGGCGGGGGTTCATTCTACCCTGTTACAATTGACGACAGCTTGCGGTTCAATGACAACGACAGCCCCAGACTGTCGCTAGACCCTATTGGCTCACCTACGGATGCTAAGAAAGTAACCATTTCTTTTTGGTTAAAGCGGGGGAATATAGGTTCAACTCAATACATATTTACAGGTGAACAAAGTAATATATATTATGACCTGTTATGGTTTGACACTAGCAATAAATTTAATGTTACTGGTCAAGAAAATGCTGTCTCCGAAGGGTATATAACTACCGCTGTTTTTAGAGACACATCAGCGTTTTATCATTTCGTTGTTGAACTGGATAGCACGTTAAGCACTGCGGCTGACAGGGTTAAAATTTACGTTAATGGCATTTTGCAAGATAAGTCTGTTAGAAGTGGCTACACTGCATACAATCAAAATCACGAGTTTTACTATAATAAGTCTGGAAACAGCCAAAACATAGGCCGTTCAGAAAACTATGGCACAAGTTTTGACGGCTACCTATCCGACATCTACTTCATTGACGGTCAAGCCCTAGACCCTACCGACTTTGGCGAAACAAAAGACGGCGTGTGGATTCCAAAATCCTACAGCGGGTCTTATGGAACCAACGGTTTCCATCTTGAGTTAAAAGGCAACACCAACGACACCAGCGGCAACAGCAACAACTTTACTGCCACTAATATTTCAGCGCATGACTATGTGCCGGATAGCCCTACGAATGGGTTTGCAACATATAACATTAATGTGAACACAGGCCAATCGCTCACTTATGAGGAAGGAAATCTAAACAATTCTGCTTCTGCAAGCTTTTGGTCAAGTTCAGTTTGGCAACAAAGCAGTCTAGGAATTACTGGCGGCGCTAATGCTGAGAAATACTACTTTGAGTATTGCACAACTACCTCTGGTTCTGGTCAAGCCACTGGTGTGGCTGTTCAAAGTTCACTCGCCATTGACACAGTGTCTCACAATGATGGTGTTATTTACTATAACACATCCGTAAAAACTGGTAACACGGTTACTGTAAGCGGCATAAGCAACAATCCAACTTATAATGTATTGCGTTTTGCTTTTGATGCATCCAACGGCAAGGTCTGGATAGGTAACAGCACTGGCTGGTTTAATAGCGGCGACCCTGCTGCTGGAACAAATGAGTCTGGAACTATTGCAAATTATGATGGTTCAGTTCTTGTAGCTGTCACAAATAGAACCACAATTGCATCAGACCACATTTTTAACTTCGGTCAAGACAGTACCTTCGCTGGGTTTAAAGCAAGCGGTTCTGCAAATGGTTCGGATGCTAATGGCATAGGTGATTTTTATTACGCTGTACCGTCTGGGTTTTTAGCATTAGCGTCTGTCAATCTTCCAACGCCTAGCATTGTGGATGGCACTGAGCATTTTACGTCTTATTTGTACACGGCAGATAATACATCGCCACGCTCATTTACAGGTCTAGGATTTCAAGCAGATTTCCTCTGGTTTAAAGCTAGAAGCCAAGCATTTAGTCACCGTTTGTTCAATACCCCTGTTGGTGTAGGCGCGCATTTATATTCAGACAGAACTGACAGACCTTTTTGGGATGCATTGGTTTCTTTTGACGCCGATGGGTTTACTACTGAGACTGATGCAACCGCTGGTAATCTTTTAAATTATTCGACAGCAACATATGTTGCGTGGGCTTGGAAAGCTGGCGGCGCACCTACAGCAACAAATAGTGCTGGTGTTGGCGCTGTACCTACGTCTGGTTCTGTATTGATTGATGGTGCTGCTTCAACAACAGCCTTGGCTGGTACAATCGCAGCGGATAAGATTACTGCGAATACTGACGCCGGGTTTAGTGTGGTTAAATTTGTGGCTTCCTCTTCGGCGTCAACCATAGCGCACGGTTTGGGCAAACCGCCAAAGATAATTCTGCAAAAGAATTTGGACGTTGATGGTAATTGGCTTGTGTACCACAAAGATATTGGTGCAGGAAATTATTTGGTTTTAAATACAACTGCTGCTGCCACCGCCGGTTCTTTTGCTTGGAATAGCACTGACCCAACAAACGATGTTTATAGCATTGGTGCGGGTTACACAAATGGGAACAATTACATAGCCTACTGTTTTGCCGATACCGAAGGCTTTAGCAAGATAGGCAAATGGGTCGGAAATGGTAGCAGCGATGGGCCTATGGTTTTCACCGGATTCCGGCCTTCATTTATCCTTACAAAACGGTCTGATGGCATAAGCTGGTGGGGTATATCGGATAGTAAGAGAAGCCCTTCTAATGAGGTAGCAAACACGTTGGCTGCAAATGAAAACTATAGCGAAAGCGTTTTAACAAGTGATATGAATGTGGACTTTTTATCTAACGGTTTCAAAATTAGAGATGCCGATGCCTATTATAACGCATCCGGTGGCAGCTACATCTACCTCGCCTTTGCTTCAACGCCCTTCAAATTTTCACCAGCCAGATAGGAGATAACCGATGGCATATGTATACTCAGGTCGTATTATCCGCGCTGGTAAGGCGTGGACAGACAGTGACCAAATCCAGCATCCATCCAACTGGATGTTGTGGGATGATGAAACAAAAGCAGCCAAGGGGCTAGTTTGGGAAGATGACCCTGCCAACTTTGATGGGCGCTTCTACTGGTCAGCCGGTGCGCCTAAGTCACTCGATGATGTGAACGCTGTTGACGAGAATGGCGACCCGCTGATGCAAGACGGCGAACAGGTTGTGACTAAGGGGCTAAAGTCAAACGCTATTGCGACTGTAAAGGCTCAGGCTGCGGGCTTGTTAGCGCCAACAGACTGGTACATTGTCCGTAAGTCAGAGACAGGTGATGCAATCCCTGCTACAATCAGCACATTTCGTAGTGCGGTTCGCGCAGCTTCTGGTACAATCGAAGCAGCGATTACGGCAGCGGCAGACCTTGATGCCTTTATGGCGCTGTATGATGCCCCGGAAGATGGCAACGCTCCGATCAACGATTGGCCTGAAGAGGTTTAAATATGACCAGAGCAAGAGACACCGCAAATGCGCTAGACACGTTTCGGAACAGGAACCTCATCATCAACGGTGCGATGCAGGTGGCACAGCGGGGAACGTCAAGTACAGGCGTAACAGCGTATGGATACTACGCTTGTGACCGTTTCGAGTACAGTAATAGTGGTCGAGATCAATCTATATTAACGATTTCTCAAGCCTCAGATGCACCTAATGGTTTTGTTAAGTCTTTTAAAATTGAAACAACAACCGCAGAAACAGCCGTAGATGCTACAGAATATTTTATGGCTCGCTATAAAATAGAGGCTCAAGATTTACAGCACTTAAAATACGGAACTTCTAGCGCGCAACAACTTACACTTTCCTTTTGGGTTAAATCTTCAATAGCTGCAACTTATGCGGTGTATTTGTATTTACCAGATGGTGTCAGAATTATTGGTTCTACTTACACAATAGGCACTGCTTCAACATGGGAATACAAAACTATAACGTTTGCTGGAGACACGGGCGGCACAATAAACGATGATACTGGTGATGGCCTACACCTTGCATTTGTTTTGGCTGCTGGGTCAGATATGGTGACAACGGATAATACTTCTTGGAGTTCATATGCAGCAGGAAAACTTGCGTATGGGCATACTACCGCAGCTAATGCTGTTATAACAACTGCTAACGCTACATGGCAAATCACCGGCATCCAACTAGAAGTAGGCGATACAGCCACGCCGTTTGAACACCGCAGCTATGGCGATGAGTTGGCTAGGTGTCAGCGGTATTATCTTCAGCAAGCAATAGACATCCAAACCCCTATTGGTGGTTATATGATTGTGCCTATTTATTTTCCAACAACAATGAGAGCAGCCCCAGCAACATCTGCTGTAGCAGCAGGCTCAACCGC